AGAAAATGATACAGAGATATAGAGCATTTTACGAAGGTAAGATGTATGGAGTTAAAGCTGTAATCTGGACCAGTCGCGGATTGTACGTGACGTTGGACGAGGGCAATAAGGCTGGTAGGCGTGTACGTGGTGCAGCCCTCATGCAATCCACAGGGCTGTTTGATGTAAATGGCAAGGAAATTTTCGAGGGGGATGTTGTCAGAGTAACATGCGAACATCCTATTGACTTTCCGGACTGCCAAGGTGTTGTGAGAATGTTAGAAGGGCGATACATGGTTTGTGATGACAAAACTGAGCGCGGTTCAGAATTGTTTTCAGAAATTTTCTCGAACGAAATCATCGGCAACATCTATGAGAACCCGGAATTTTTGGAGGAAGTTGAATGAAAAAGATAATACTAATTGTAATTTTATGTCTATTCTGGGCACTCACCCTGGCTTTGGCAAAGATGAACAACAGGATAATTGAACTAGAATCCAGACAACCAGTCATCATCTATCAAGTTGATAATGCTGGTGCAGCGATGATTGGTAAGGTCACAGGCAAGGCAATAGTTGATGGTAAGCACACGCTGGATTGCGGGATTTACGGTAAGTTTCTAGTAACTAAGGAAGTTTACGACAGCGTGCAGGTTGGGGATGATATACCGGAGGAGTTGAGGAAAAGAGGAAAAAATGAAACTAATTAAAGGGTCAAACACAACAGCCAAAGTGTTCACAAATATGGTTGATGATGTCACATCAAACCAAATTGAACTAATGCTCAATGAAGCTATAACTGAAGGAACTACTGTCAGAATTATGCCTGACACTCATTTTGGAAAAGGGGCAACCATTGGAACAACCATCAAACTTCCAGAAGATAGGTCCAAATGGAAGATTGCTCCTCAAGTGGTAGGTGTTGACTTGAGTTGTGGGATGATGTCGGTCAAAATCACAGAAAAGGATATTGACCTGAAAAAACTTGATGAAGTAGTTCATCAGGTAGTTCCAGCTGGAAACAGATTACATGCAATCCCACAAGGGAACATAGATGACCTTATTAGTTCACTGTCTTTTGCCCCAGAGAAAACAGAACAACACAAAAAAGGGCTTGGAACTCTTGGTGGCGGAAACCATTTTATAGAGCTAGCTCTTGACGAAGAAGGGAACTACTGGCTAACTGTACATTCTGGCTCAAGGTCATTTGGTGCTGAAATCGCAAGACATCACGAACAGGTTGCTAAGAAATATCATTCTGACCACACCAAAGAAATCAAGGAGATTATTTCCTCTTTGAAGTCACAAGGGAGGGAAAAAGAAATTGAGTCAGAACTTGTTTCTTTCAAAAGCAGTCTTACTTATCCAGAAATCCCCTACTTAGAGGGGGGATTGCTCCAAAACTACTTGAATGACATCAGGTTGGCTGACAGTTATGCAAACAGATCAAGACGGCTTATGCTTGAAAATATCGTAAAAGAGATGGGTTGGGAGATTAGTTTCTGCTTTGACTCTGTTCATAACAATATTGATGATGTCAACGGTATTATCAGAAAAGGTGCGACATCAGCACAAGAAGGAGAAATGCTGATCATACCATTGAACATGCGTGACGGTTCTTTGATTTGTGTAGGAAAAGGGAATGCTGACTGGAATTTCTCGGCCCCTCATGGAGCTGGTCGCCTTCTATCTCGGACAGCAGCTAGGAAACAAATCAAACTAGAAGATTATCAAGAGCAAATGAAAAATGTCTATACCTCTTCAGTAGGATTGGAAACACTGGATGAAGCTCCTGGAGCGTATAAACCAGCTCAGTTGATTATTTCTTCAATCTGGCCAACAGTGGATATAAAACACCACTTGAAGCCAGTGTATAACTTTAAAGCTCATTAAGGAGGTTAAAAATGAGACCAAAAAGAAGACCCTACACTGGAAAAATAAGAATTTTAAAAAAAGAAATGCCAAGATTTGTGAAACTTGGTTCAGTTGCACTCTGTAAGAAAATGGTTGAAAGCATTGAGGGAATACAGAGAGAGAACAGCTATACAACACGTTTACTTCTAAAGATACCTGGACCATTCTTTTCTTATGAGGAAAAGACAATCAGAGTGTCTATGGCATTTGATGAAGTAGTAAGTATCCTGAACCGTTACTAATACAAAAAAAAGCCAAGGCACTCTCTGCCTCGGACAATAATATATAGCAGTATTATTATACCATAAAAAGGAGAGAGTGTGTGGCTAGAAAGGAATTGACGAGCGCAGAGAAATTATTAAACGAACTGCGTACGATACCGAAAATCATCAATGAGTTGAAGTTGGATATTGAGCGAACAGAGGGTTCTTTACTTTCTAGCCCCCAGTGGTCCGATATGCGAGTGAATGGTGGAGTTCGTAAATCTCAGGAAGACAAGAATATCAGCATCATAGACACATCAGAATACAACCGTAAAGAAGTCGAACGATTGTTAAAGCGCAAAGAAGAGATATTGCAACTAATGAACGGTTTGGAATCAGAACAACGTTTGTTGTTGATTACCGCCTATGTTAATTGTGAATATCCAAATGATGCTTTAGATCGTCTTGGTTGGGGGAAGAGCAAGTTTTACACGGTCAAAAGATTGGCTATAAAACAATTAAACGGACTAATTCAACAATAAAACGGACTAAAACGGACTCCAACGGACATCCAAAAGTGTTATTATGATATTGTCAAGATACCAGGAAGAGACATATCTTTTTTCCTTGCGTCAATTATTTTTTGATGAACACTAACCTATTAGTCAAACCGGGTATCAAAATATGGGCTTAGCCTAGATAATCTGTGGCGACACAGGAAAACTAAGATTATGGCGTATCAATCTTAGTGCCAGCAATGGTCAATCTAAGCAATCCAATTCTTGTGCTATTCGACGGGTAGCGACGTGCGAAGTTAAAGAGTATTATCCAAGAGCCAATCGGTGATGGACTGTGTCAGCAGTGCTTGAAACGAACACGGAGAAAGAAGAAGGTATCAAAGTTCGAGGGTCGCGCTAAGAGCGGATACCATGTCACTTGATTTTGGGTTGATTACCCAAGAGCATGTGACAATCCTGAAAGTTGCCAACTGGAGGGGAATGACAGGCGTTGCGCATTTTGTTTCTCAAAAGGAAACGAAACGCATGGCGATGCACGTCTGTGATATGCCGATAACCAAACTTGTGTTATTTATATTTTATGAAATAATAAGGAATATATATAAAAAGCGAAAGCCATCGCCCGTCGCAAACGAAAGTGTACTTCGGTAGTTCGACTACCTGCTCAAGTCTCGCAAGGACGAGAGCAAAGTCAAAGAGTAAAGCAGCTTAGACCTTTAGCGGGGTTTTCGTTAATTGAAAAATGGCTTAGTAGTTTGTGATGTAAGGAGTGGTTGGTCTAACCAACCGTGCATGATTGTTACTGGAAGGGATTCTAGTGGATAAGCGACTAAAACATAAGGTTGCGAAAGACAATCGTTTAGACGTGTAATCTCAGCGTTTTTAGGAAGGCTCTTAGTGTAGAGGTAGCACATCAAGCTCCAACCTTGATAGCGTGGGTTCAATTCCTACAGAGTCTGTTTTAAACCGTGGTCTCAGTATCGACTTAAGCGGTATGGGAGAGGTTGTAGAAGTATACATGTCACTGCTTTTTCAGTTCTGTGTTCGATTCACAGCCACGGAGTACAGTCACACACTAGTGTGGCTTTTTTTGATTGGAGGTGGTTAGCTAGTGTGATTATTGCTATATATTTTATTCAAACAAACACCACTAGATATTATGAAACCACAAAAACTAACAATAGCCAATGGTAGAAGAATCTTAACAGATTACGATAGTAGACAGAAAGAATACCAGGACTACAACAAATCACGTTGGAAATACAACAAAGAAGTAATACAGTTTTACAACTCTCCCATTTGGCGTAAAACGAGTAAGATGGTACTGCTTGAAAATGATTACGTTTGTGCAGTCTGTGGAGGAGAAGCAACGATGACTGACCACGTTGTCAGTATCAAAAAAGATTGGTCTAAGCGTTTAGATCGCGATAATTTACAACCAATTTGCAAAGCATGCAACGACGCTAAAGGTTCTTGGAGATAGAAGGGAGGTACACCGTGGGACGAAATATGAAAGTGTTGTCGGCTACTAAAAAACATTTAACAAAATCTGAAAAAGATAAACGGAAAGAAGCAGAGGAGTTGGCTTCGGACGGTCTTGCGATGCTCCCAAACGCTCCTTCTGCCCACTTAAATGATGTTGCCAAAACGGAATACAAAAGAGTGATTACAGGCTTACGAAAGCTACCGCTACGAAACCTAGATAAAGCTATCCTAGAAAACTACTGCACTTGGTACGCAGTTTATAAGGAAATCTCACAGAAGATTGACGAGCAAGGCTTGGTCATCTTTGATGAAGATAAAGGTTGGCTTGCAAATCCACTTATTCTTACCTTGGAAAAAGCAACTACTAATATCCGTATGACAGCAAGCCAGTTAGGATTGACAGTTGATAGCCGGATGAAGATGTTCACTCCGAAACAGGAGGAGAAGAAAGAAAGTTTGTTCGATAAATTTGGAGGTTGAATAAGGTCTCATTTCAAATGCGACCTTTATCTGAACAACTAGAAAGGAGGTCATTTCAATATCTTACGATTATTCCATGATAAGCGACGAGTATAAAGATGTCGCTTTTTATTATGCTAAAGATGTAGTAGATGGAAAGGTAAGAGCTGGTAAGAAAGTCATCAAAGCTTGTCTAAGGCATTTAAATGACCTCAAAAAGATTAACAATCCCAATTCGATGTACACTTACATCCCTGACAAAGCGCAGAATACAATTGATTTCCTTGAAATGCTACCAGATGTCAAGACAGGCAAGACCTACCCTCTAGCTAGATTTCAAAAATTTATCATCTCAAGCCTTTACGGATGGCGAAAAAAAGCTGACCATTCTATAAGGCGATTCAGAAAGGCACTTGTATCTGTCGCTCGTAAAAATGGGAAAACCATTCTTATTGCTGGCATTTTACTTTATGAGTTTTTGTTTGGTAAAAATCCAGCATTAAGCCGACAACTATTCTGTACTGCCAACGACAGAACACAAGCTAAAATAGCATGGACGATGGCAAAGAAACAGCTGGAAGCTCTCAGAGCCAAGGTACCGGATATTAAGAAAGCAACCAAGGTAACAAGGGATGAATTGTTTAACAAGAACGATGAATCCTATATCCGAGCATTAAGTCGTGATACTGGTGCAGTGGATGGTTTCGAACCTTATGTCGGTGTTCTTGATGAGTATGCAGCATCCAAAACTAATGAGATGCTAGAACTTTTGGAATCTGGTCAAGGACAATTAGACAACCCTTTCATTTTTATTATTTCAACGGCAGGTCTTGACTTGAATGTACCAATGCACACCATCGAATATAGTTACTCAGAAAAAATTCTTAATCAGGAAGTCGAAGATGATTCTTACTTCTGCTACATAGCTGAACAAGATAACGAAACTGAAATCGCAGATGAAGAAAATTGGATAAAATCAAATCCTATTCTTGAAGTGGAAGCCTTAAAAGAAAAAATTACGGAGTATCTCCGTAAACGGAGAAAGACTTCTCTTGAAACTGGTGAAATAAACAAAGTCCTTGTTAAAAACTTTAACATGTGGAGACAATCTAGCGAAGAGTCCTATATGGATAAGAAAACTTGGTATAAAGCTAAGATTGATAAACCAGATACAACTAAGCGAAGAGTTTGGATTGGTGTGGATGTTGGTAGAACGAGTGACTTATTCGCCATCACACCAATAGCACAAATGGATGACTATTGGTACATTGATAACTTTTCGTTTGTAGCTACCAAGTATGGTCTCATTGCCAAAGAGAAACGAGATGGTGTTTCTTATACCAATCTTGAAAGACAAGGATATTGTGAAATCACTACTCTTGAATCCGGGGTGATTGATGATGAGCGTGTACTGGAAAAATTAGAAGAAATGGTTTATACGAACGATTGGGAAGTACATGGCATTTGCTATGATCCATATCAGTTCGGTTCTCTATTGACTATGATTGAGAAGCGACACCCTGAATGGCCACTCATCGAGATTTCTCAAACCACAAGGATTTTGAATATGCCAACTAAACAATTCAGAGATGATGTCAAAACTGGCAAGATAAAACACTCTGGAAATCCTTTGTTGACAATGGCTTTTAACAATGCTTTTACCAAGGTGGATAACAATGGTATGCGGATTGACAAGAACAAAAATAGTAACAAAATTGACCCAGCGGATGCTGGGTTAAATGCTTATGCAGTCTGTTTCCTAGAACCATTTGACGGTTCAGGATACTGGACAGACGAAAAAATATTAGAAACGGAGAGTATGTTTTAAATGGGCGGAGCGATTTGATCACCTGAAAAGAAAATGTTTGTAGCTACAAAGGAAAGAAGCGAGCTAAAAATGATTGCTTGTGCAACCTTTCGTAGAAAAGATAATATTCTTGAGTTTCGTTTTATTTATACCGATGACCTTGTTGTTGGAAAAGAACTTGCAGAAGAAATTTTACAAGAAGAAAATAAATATGTTGAGCTTGTAGACATAGAATTGATTGAGGAGGTGAATTCATGAAATGGTTATTATCGCACATCCATACTATTTTGCTTGTATTGGGTTTTGGTTTTGTGGCTTATGCCGCTTTTTTATTTTCTGATAAACTCGGTTTTTTAGCGACAGGGATGTTATTGGTTTCATTGGCAGCCATTATCAACCTTTCCGCAGGTCAAAGCGGATAGAAAAGAGGTCACTATGACTAACAAACGTATCAAGAAGAAATGGTCGCGGATTGAGAGATTAGAAAACAAACTCGCTCAATTGACAGCGGAAAATATTTTATTAACTGATGCACTACGAAATCATGCAGATAATATCAGAGATTTGGATGACATTGTTAAACGCAATGCCCAAGCTACAAATTCGAGATTTGACAAAATCGAGAAGCAAGTGACCAATATCAATGCAAAGAAATATTGGTTCGGTCGGAAATAGGGGGGGATTGTATGCTTTATAGAAAAAAGCCCATCTTAATCGAAGCTGCGAAGTGGACTGGTGAAAATGTTAAGGAAATAATGGAGTTTATGGGAATCCCACATATTAGCTACGAGATACCTTCAGGAAAATTGTCAGTTGTAACACCTGAAGGTGTCATGACCGCTAAGAAAGGCGACTATATCATCAAGGGTGTCCGAGGCGAATTATACCCTTGTAAACCTGACATCTTTGAGCAAACTTATGAGCAAGTAGTCTAGGAGGTGGTCACTCATCTTGACTGGTAGGAAAGACTACTGTTTATTTATAAAAAAAGAAAGGAGTTAGAAATATAAATGAGTTTTTTTCAATCATTAGGAGGAAAGGTCTCCTATGATGATTACATCTCTTCTGTTTTATCTGGCAATTCCACCCCCTCTTATGTTGGTATTTCTGCTTTGAAAAATAGTGATATTTTGACAGCAGTATCTATCATCGCAGGCGATGTGGCAAGATTCCCACTAATCAAGAAAACCATTTCTGGAGATATTGAAAAAGATGATGATATTAACTATTTGTTGAATGTCAGATCTACTAAAAATGCCACAGCCAGAGACTGGAAGTTCGCTATGGTTGTAAATGCAATTCTAACTGGGAATAGCTATTCTCGTGTTTTACGAGATCCATTAACTGGAAAAGCATTAGAATTTCAATTTTATAAACCATCTCAAACAACTGTGGAAGAAACAGACAACCGTGATATTTTGTATAAATTTTTTGATTCCTCAACAGGTCAAGAAATCAAATGTAGTTCAGACGATGTAATCCACTGGAAATTTTTTACCCATGATACAATTCTTGGTCGCTCTCCTCTATTATCTTTGGCTGATGAAATATCACTGCAAGACGAGGGAACACGAACTCTCTTGAAGTTTTTCAAAGATGGTTTTTCAAGCGGTATTTTGAAGCTTAAAGGCTCACAATTGAGCGGAGAGGCACGTAAAAAAGCCCGAATGGACTTTGAGAAGATGCGAGAGGGGTCAGCAGGTGGAAGTCCGCTAGTATTTGATGACACTCAGGAATATTCACCTTTAGAAATAGACACTAAAGTCTTACAACTTATCAGTAGCAATAATTTTTCTACTGCTCAAATTGCTAAAGTCTTGCGTGTTCCGAGTTATAAGTTAGGTGTTAACAGCCCTAACCAGTCTGTGGCGCAACTGATGGATGACTACGTATCAAATGATATGCCATTTTATTTGGATGCCATAACCAGTGAACTAGGACTTAAAATCCTGAACAAAGATGACAGGAAGAAGTATCGTATCGAATTTGATACACGAGGAGTGACCGGGTTTACTGTTGACGAGGTGCGGAATATGGTTAACAACCAATTGCTCACACCAAATCAGGGATTGGAACAACTCGGACTACCTAAGTCTGATGATCCTGATATGGATAGATACCAGTCTAGCTTGAACTATGTATTCCTTGATAAAAAAGAGGAATACCAAAAACAAGGATTGAAAGGAGGTGAGACAAAGGATGCCAAAGAGAATTAAGTTAAGAGGGCCTCTTATCCCAAATAATAGCCAAGAAGCTTATGATTATTGGGGGCTCGAAGCTGTTAGTGCTAAATCTATCGCAGAAGCTCTACCAGAAGATGGTTCAGATGTTGTGTTAGAGGTCAACTCAAACGGAGGACTAGTAACCGTCGGAAGCGATATATACACAACATTGAAAAATTATTCTGGCCACATCACAGCGGAAGTAACTGGTATGGCTGCTAGTGCTGCATCTGTCGCTATCATGGGAGCTGACAAGGTTGTTATCAGTCCAACAGCTCAAATTATGATTCATAAAGCGCTATTTGGTTGGGTATCTGGTAACAGCGATGACCTAGATAAAGCATCAAATGCTTTGAAAGCGAGCGACAAAGCCATTATCAACGCTTATGTGGCAAAAACTGGAATGGCAGAAGATGACATCATGGAATTGATGAAGGCTGAAACCTACATGTCTGCGCAAGAGGCGGTAGATAAGGGTTTTGCAGACGAAGTGATGACATTTGAAGACCAAGAAGCCGTTGCTAGTCTAGAAAATGGAATGCTACCGCAGGCTGTTATTGATGATTTTTACGCTAACCGTAGCAAGCGTAAACAAGAAATCCAGAACATGCTACGAGAAATTGAAAAAGAAGAAATCTTACAAGGGCTATAAAGTCCTTTTTATTTTGGAGGAAAACACATGTTTGATGAAAAAATCAAAGAATTAAAAGCTGCTATCGCCAATATTCAATCAACAATTACGACAAAAACTGCGGAAATCAAGGACGCTCTTGAAGCGGATGACCTTGAAACTGCAAAAGCTTTGAAAGCAGATGTTGCAACTGCAAAAGCTAACCTTGTTACAGCTCAAGAAAATTTAACTATGTTTGAAGATGCTCTAACTACAGGCGGTGCAGAAAACAAAGGAGGACAAGAAGTGGTGACAGAAACTCAGACTTATCGCGATAGTGTTAATGAATTTATCCGATCTAAGGGTAAAATGGTCAATGAAAATTTACGCATTGAGGGTAAAGATGAAGTGTTGCTTCCGATGAATGAAGTAACACCAGTCAATCCTGAAACTGATGGCGTAAAGAAAGCCGATGTCAAACCAATTTCAAGCGAAGAAATCATTTACACACCAGCTCGTGAAGTAAAGACCGTTGTTGATTTGAAACAATTTGCCACAATTCATCACGCTAAGAAAGCAACTGGTAAATATCCGGTATTACAACGTGCGACTGATAAACTGATCAGCGTGCAAGAGCTGGAGAAAAATCCAAAACTCGCAAAACCGCAATTCAAAAATGTTGAATGGACAGTTACAACTTATCGTGGCGCTGTTCCGTTGTCTCAAGAATCCATTGATGATGCAGATGTGGACTTGGTTGGACTTGTATCTGAAACCATTGGACAAATGCGAGTGAACACTACTAATGATGCAATCGCTACTGTATTGAAAACTTTCGGGGCTAAGACTGTCCAAAACCTTGATGAAGTGAAAAAACTTCTTAACGTTGATTTGGACCCAGCTTACAATGTTGCCTTCATTGTATCGCAAAGTTTCTATCAAATCCTTGACACTTTGAAAGACAAGAATGGTCGCTACTTGCTACAAGATTCTATCACATCCGCGACAGGGAAAGTGTTCCTAGGCCGCCCTGTCTTTGTCCTTTCTGATGATGTGCTTGGCGAAAATAAAGCTTTTGTTGGTGATTTCAAACGTGGTGTATTATTTGCTGACCGTAAGGAATTAGGTCTACGTTGGACTGACAACGAAATCTATGGTCAATACTTGCAGGCTGTTCTTAGATTTGGTGTTGCGAAGATTGACGAACAAGCAGGTTTCTTTGTAACTTATACACCCTAAACCAGCCGCACTAGAGGCGGCTAAGCCAACAAATGCTAATACTATACCTGAAATTAAAGCGTATCTAGATAAGAAGGGGATTTCCTACACTCCATCCATGAATAAGTCTGAGTTACTAGCTCTTGTTGGATGATAGGAGGGATATATGGCAATCACACAGGAATATCTAGATAAGGTAAAAATGTATTGCAAGATTGACTTGGGATACGAGGATGAGATTTTAAAAGAAATCATCATTCCAGCTGTCCAAGAACAAATCTGCTTTGCAATCGAGGAGGGTTCTACTCCTGCAACGTTTGAAGATTTTCCAAAGTTTGATTTAGCTGTTATGAAGCAAGTCAAAGAGGAATACGAACATCGTGGTCTATCAGCGGGTAGGGAACGCTATCCGCTAGCTAACGGTGTCTTGAATATTATCCATCAATTACGCTTGCGTGACGGAGGTGATTAGTATAGACACTAGCAGAATGAATACACGGATTACATTTTACTCAAAAACGGCTGGCCAGAATGAAGATGGAGAAGTTGTTGATGCAGTGAGAACCAATGTTTACAGTTGTTGGGCAGAAGTACCAAAGACGAATACCAAAGATTTCAAAGTAGGTGGGAAGTCCTATGTAGGGGATTTGCAACAAAACGGTCAAAAACCATTGGAATCATACAAAGATGTTAAAACATTCATCATCCGCTATCATCCAAAACCTCCTTTTGATAACTCCATGTACATAGATTTCAACGGTCTGGAATATAAAATCACAGAGCTAGAAATCGACTATGCCGACAAGGAAAATATCTTGGTTAAGGGAGTGAGAATCTCATGACAAAGGGTGTTGATAAGATTTTAGCGAACCTTACCAAGCTACAAGTAAGAGCTCCGAGAGTCGCTCGTGCAGCAGTATCAGAAGTAGCAAAAGAATTTGCGAAAGAACTGGAAAAGAACACTCCTGAGAGTGAAGATATTTTTGGTCATTTGGCGGATGAAGTTGTTGTGACAGGGTTTAAAGGTGCTAGCGAAGGGATTATCTCGAAGGATATTGGTTATGGCCGAAAAACTGGATGGCGGTCTCACTTCCCTGATGATGGGACTATCTATCAAGCTCCGCAGGGCTTTAAGGAAAAGACAATCAATACAATGACTCCGAGAGCAAAAGAAATTTATGCCCAAAAGGTTAGAGAGGGGTTGAGATTATGATTGCTGAAGCTTTAGTCTATAGGCTTTTGAGCGTGGATGCAGAGCTCAACGAGCTACTGGATTCCATTAGGGGCGGTAAGTTCGGAAATGGTTATAAGCAAGGTATCTTCACATATGCAATCCCAGAAAACCCGGTGAATGTCATTAAGAAAGAATTAGCACCGTTTATTCGTATCAATCCTAACTATGACACACCGGCATACTATGCAGATGACGAGCCTTCAGCTACCGAATACCGTGTGACAATCAATTTTTGGTGTAAAACAGCCCATCAATCTGAACAGATTGCACGGCGGATGGATAAAATTTTAGAAAACGGCGGTTTTGAAAGATATACCGCAAACGAAAAACCAAGATACAAAGATGGCGATATTGACCTATTGATGAACATTAGGAAGTATCGCTTTTTTGATTGGTCAACAACAGAAAAAGAGGAATAAAAAATGGGAAAAGTAAAATTTGGTCTTAGCGCTTTCGAATATGGTGTTCTTAACGCCGAAGACAAAGTAACAGCGACTAAAAAAATACCAGGACTGAAGTCGGCAAAACTAGAATTGACGAATGAGATATTGACAGTTCCAGGAGATGATGGACCATTTGCTGTTATCTCAGCAGGCATTACAGATGCCAAACTGGAAATTGAAACACTCGACTTGAAATCTGAACATCGGAAAGATTTATACAATATCGAAGTCGAGAACGGTGTAGAAAAATACAATAAAAATCTGACACCAAACGACATTGCCTGTATGTTCCGTACTCGTATGGAAGATGGAAAATACATCTGGATTGGATTGCTTAAAGGAAAATTCAACGTTCCCGGCATGGATTTAGCAACTAAAGAAGGTACACCAGATCCAAAAACAGATTCAACAACAGGTAATTTCGTCGCTCGTGGGGATGATGAAGATGGTGATATTCTTTACATCGGACGGGAAGACAACCCAGGTTTCCAATTAACTGAGTTCCGCAAGATGGTATTCCCATCTACAGATTAAGCACACAGGCGGGTTTCCCCGCCTTTTTTTCTATAAGGAGTAAGTATGTACGAAATTAAACTAAACCAAGGTGGAGTTGAAAAGACTTTTAAAAAAGACTACATCAACGTAGAAGATAATCTTTTGGCATTGGAGCATCAGGTTCGTCAATCAGCTCTCTATCAAAATGAGAAAGCTTTTCTAGACCCTAAAAAGCACCGCACTTTGAACGAAGCTTATCTGCAAATGTTCGTTGACATGTTTGGGGGTGTTTTCAAGGTTGAGGATTTGAAGCGAGCTGATATGTCTATTCTTGAAACACTAAACGAACTGTATTTAGAAGCTTTGGGAGGGAAGAAAAAAGATTCCGAATCTGAAGGGGATGACCCAAAGGAATAACGCCTGAAGAGGCAAAGAAAAACTTGTTAAGTTGGATTGGTGTTCTTTTAGAACGTGGGCACACCATTTTAGATATAAAAAAAATGAAGCTATCAGATATTGAATTGATGGTAGCAGCTTTAGAAGCAAAACCTGCCGAAAACAAAGAAACGGTCATGGAGGGAACTTTAGACCAAGCCTTTCCATTTCTTTTTGGCTAGAAAGGAGGATAGATGTCAGTATCGAATTTAGGAGACTTAGTTGCAACAGCGCAATTGGATATATCGCCGTTTATGAACAACACAAGGCAGTTGCAAATTTATATGCGAGGTCTGGACAGTTCGTTAAGAACAGTGGAAAAAAGTTTTAAAGGTCAAAAAGATAAGTTATCTGGCTTAAAAGCCACTCATACCCAAGTAGGTCATAACCTAAAGGGGTATCAAGAGCTTTTAAAGAAACAGACAAATATATACAATAACTTAAAAACTGAAATTGGAGATGTAAATTCAGCTACTTCAAAACAAAAAGAATATTTAGTGGGCGCACAATCAGCTATGGCTGCTACCGCTTCAAAAGTGGCAGAGTTGCAATCGAAATACAACACCTTGACTCGTGAGATAGCTATCCAATCTAGCTCATGGACAACGGTAGGTGATAATCTAAGAAAATCTGGCGATGAATTAAAAACGTTCGGAGACAACCTCTCAGGAGTTGGGAAGTCGCTATCAATTGGGGTCACTGCTCCAATTCTAGCAGGCGCTGGATATGCCGTTAAAGCTGCGGTACAGTACGAATCTGCTTTCGCGGGTGTCCGCAAAACGGTGGATGAGACAGCAACAACTTCTTACGAAACACTATCAAAATCTATCCGTCAATTATCGAAAGAACTGCCTGCTAGCGCTGTAGAAATCGCAAATGTAGCAGAGATAGCCGGTCAACTCGGAATCAACGCAGACAATATCATCGGTTTTACAAAGGTTATGATTGACCTTGGAGAATCAACTAATATGTCCGCCACAAACGCTGCAACTGCTTTGGCTAAGTTTGCAAACATTACCAAGCTTGCCCCTGAAGATTACGAGAAGTTAGGATCATCAATTGTAGATTTAGGTAACAACTTCGCAACCACCGAAGAAAATATCACAGATATGGCTTTACGTTTAGCTGGTGCTGGTTCTCAAATCGGACTAAGCCAAGCAGATATCGTTGGTCTGTCAGCTGCTCTATCTTCTGTAGGCATTGAGGCTGAGATGGGTGGTACTGCCTTTTCTAAACTCATGGTTAAAATGCAATTAGCAGTAACTAGTGGTGCTGACGGAATGGCAAACCTGACAGAACAAACAGGATTGAGCCGTAGAGAATTTGAGTTATTGCTTGCTAATAGTCCTAAAGACTTCAAGGATTTAGCGGATTCAATTGGCATGACATCCACTGAGATGGCTAATATTGTCAAGGCTTCCGCAAACTTGGAAGATTTCTCTAGAATCGCTGGGATGACTGCTGACGAGTTTAAGCAAAAATTTGAAACAGATGCAGTTGGAGCTATTGGAGCGTTTATCAATGGTCTAGGTACAGCTGAAGAAAAAGGTGAATCAGCCATTGAAATGTTAAATGAGATGGGTTTCACGGAAGTTCGTTTGAGAGATGCGCTATTGCGTTCAGGTAACGCCCAAGAGCTGTTTACAAAAGCTATAGATACGAGTAACGGTGCTTGGAAAGAGAACAAAGCCTTAACTGAAGAAGCCAACAAACGATATGAAACAGCCGAATCAAAATTGGAAATGCTCCGCAACGAAGTGACAGATGTTGCCATCGAGGTAGGTGGACCTCTTGTTGACGCTCTTCGCGATGGACTAGAAGCTGTCAAACCATGGATTCAGAAAGCTGCTGACCTAGCTAAAGCATTCAGTAAGCTAGACAAACAGCAGCAACAACAAATCATTAAGTGGGGATTTATAGCTGCCGCTGCAGGACCAGCCTTGAGTATTATGGGTAATGGAATAGGTGTTATTGGTTCGGTATTCAAAGGTCTTGGAACGATGTCTACTTTATTCGGTAAAGTATCCGGTGGATTACAAGCTGTAAAAGCCGGAGTTCCGATAGTAGAAGCATTTACCGGGGCAACAGCAACAGCAACGACAGCGACAAGTGGATGGGCTGGAGCTCTCGGGGTACTGGCTAGCCCGACTACTTGGACTGTGCTACTAGGAGGCGCTGCGATTGCAACTATAGGCTATTTCTCAGCGCAAGCCATTGATGCTAAGGCACGAACCGAAGAATGGGGAACAGAGGTCGATAGAGTGCAGGCCGGAGAGCTATCTCGATACAAGGAAAAAGTAGATGAGATGACACAGTCAATGGAGCTTTTCGGCACAAACAGCAAGAATGATATTGAAGAAGTTGAGAGTGCTGTAAAGAGTCTGGTTGATGAAATCACGAAGTTAACTGACGAGCAGTTGGCCAAGGATATAGAACTTGCTAAGAAATTAGGCCTCAGTGACGAGGTCGTAAATGCCTTGAAGAAGAACGCTGAAGAGAGCAAGGTATATACTCAACGCGTCAGTGATGAAATATTATCCATCTACCAGAGACATTCAAATGACCGGACGAAATTATCTGCTGCTGAAAAAGAGACGGTCAAAGGGTATCAAACTGAACTTATCAATAAGCAGTTAGAATTGATGAACTACTCTAAATCAGAGAGAGTTGCTATTCAAAAAGCTTTGAACGGTGAGTTATACGAGTTGAACAAGACTCAACTGGATAGCTTGTGGATGCAAACCTCCAACTGGATGAAGGATGAGAAGAAAACATACAAAGAGCACAAAGCTAAATTAAAAAGCTTGTTGGAAAAAACAGGCGAAGAAGATGTTGCTGCACGTCAGGAAATCAATAAGCAACTGGAGCAATTGGAATCTGATCACGTTGCTGTCATGGACACTTACAAAGATAAATTTATCGCTATCATGAGGGAAAAGTGGGAGCGAGAAAAGGAAATATATCGTGATAGTCCAGAGCAATTGGAAGCTTTACAAAATTCCTACCAAGATATTTTAGATAAGTACGGCATGACTTGGGAAGAGTTCAGCGCTATTACTTCAGAAAATACAGAAAGCGTTGCTAGTGATTTTAAATATCTTGGTAAAATCATCGAAGGTATGAGCGAACAAGCTGTTGAGGCTAATAAAAGTTGGAAAAACCTAATTTGGGATGAGAAAAGCGCAACATTGAAATCTAACGCACTAGAAGAAATTAAGAATGCATCGCTATCAGAAGAAGGTTGGAACAACCTGAATTTTATTTTGAAAAATGCGACTATTGATAGCAATGCTAGACAAATGATTGTAGATGCAGTGTCTTCTACGGACAGATGGAATAAGTTATCTATCAACGAAAAACAAATGATTGTTGATGGCAATCAAGCGATGATTGAGATAGCCACTTCACAGGACTTGATAAACCAATGGAACGCCTTAACGCCGCAACAAAAACAATTGCTTGCAACAGATTTGACAGCAAACCCTACTCAATCAGCCCAGACAGCTATTGACAATGTGAAACAGCTGACACCTGCACAAATTCAAGCAAAAAATAACACTGCTAACCCAGTGAGAGAAGCCACAAGCACATTGGATAAAGTGAAAGATAAACATGTGTCCATCACAGCAGATGCTACCAATGCCAATATAGCTGTTGATAACCTCTTAGGTTCGTTGAATTCCTTAGTCGGTAGAACATGGACTACAGTTGTTAGGACTGTAACAGAAAAGGTTACAAAGAATGCAACCGGAACAAATTTCCATCCAGGCGGCCTGGCAATGGTCAATGACCAGAAAGGGTCAACCTATCGTGAGCTAATCACTTTACCAACAGGACACAGTTTTATTCCTGAAGGACGGGATGTCATCCTTCCGCTACCTCGTGGCTCCAAAGTCCTAAAAGCAAGCGATACTAAAAAACTATTTCCGCACTATGCAGAAGGAATTGGTTTTGAGAATACTGGTATCGCAAGGTTAGCTCAACGAATCAGCAGAATATCAACAACTCAGTCTATTAGTGTTGTTGGCAACGATAACTCTAATCTACAGCAACTACTATCTGTTTTAGTTGATTTGACAAGAGATGGAAATGTCATTACATCTAAAATGATAGATGCTATTGCAAAATTATCTATTGTTATTGATGGTGAACCAATCGCAAAATTTGTCACCGAACGTCAAAGTAAAAGAGAAGCTATTTTGAACGCAGTATATGGAAAGGGGTGGGATTGACCTTGGAAAAAGTATTTTTTAACGGTGTAGAGCTAACGAAATACATCACAGTTGCAAGAGGATTTACTTTGAATATAGGCGCTGATTTTGAGCCTAGTCTGAACAGCTACGATGTTTTAAGTGGAGCAGAATTTACCTACACACGTAAAAAAGAGAAAGTGATTCCTATTCCTTTTTACAATAAAACAGGCAGTTTTGAGGAATACAACTTGTTACTGAAAGCCTTAAATGTGGAAACTCCGAAAGAATTGAAGTTTTCAAGCTGGCCAAACAAAGTTTTTTATGCGATCCCTGTTGAAACACTGGATTTTGAAGTGTTGGCCAGAGCAAATGGAAGAGGAACGTTGAAATTTATCGTAGCAGACGGTCTAGCTCATTCAACTAATCAACGTCCTTTTTCGTTTACTAGGAATGAAGAAGGGATATTAGAAGCGACGATTGTCAATGAAGGCAGCGAACCTGTATCAGTTGATTATGAGGTAAAACTCAAAAAAGAGTCAGGTTTTTTAGGTATTGCTAGTCCTTATGGTGCTATACAATTTGGAAAGGTAGAAGAAGTAGACGGATTAGTTGCCGAAAAGAACGTAGTTTTATCAAGTAATAAGGCTGGAAATTTCGCGAACTGGACTGATGGAACTGTATTTTACGAGAGTCAAAACAAAAAATCGGTTACTAACATGTCATCAGATACCGCAGATGGCGGTCGTTTAGGTTTGTTGCCTAGTAGTTTTTCCAACAATGCTAATGGTGTACAGTTTGGCGCTATCAAAGAGCTAACATTGTCCGAAACTGCCCAAAATTGGTACATCTGGGCTAGGGCTTGCTTTGAGACTGGTCTGGTTAACCAGACTGGGGCATGGTGCTTGGCTGTGGTCGATGACCAAAATCGTTTTATCGCTGGGATGGCCATTGAGAAGACGAATACGACTGCCAATATTGCTACTGTCCATTTTTTAATGGGTGATGGAGCAGGAGGAAGTCGGTCTGTAAAATCAATCAACTTTACTCCTCACGCTGGACTAAGCAACCCTTACGGTAGCGAGGCTCGAAAACAAAATCGAAACATGTTTGATATAAAAAAAGAGGGTGAAAAAGTAACCTTCTTTTGGTATGGTTCGTACCATTCTTCGCATGAATCCAAGATTAAAAACGCTGTCGCAAAGAAAGTCCAGTTTTTTACAGGGCAGTACAGAGGTCGCACCGCAGGCAATCAGCTTGTGTCTGTGCATTACCTAAATGATTTTAGTTTTACTAAAATTAAAGTACCGTACTGGAAAGACATCCCCAACCGCTATTCAGCCGGTAGTGTTTTGCGCGTAGTTGGGCAAGAGGGTAAGTTGTATGTTAATAACCAACTTGCTCCTGATGGCGAAATTATGGGAACGAAGTTTTTTAAAGTCCCACCCGGTGAAACCAAGGTTCAGTTGCTAGTATCCAGTTTTTCGGAAGTTGAGAGTGCAGTAGCAAAAATTAAGGAGGCATATATTTGATGGAAAATGTACGCATTGCCATCCGAGATTCAACCGATAGTTTCAATATCGGTTTTTTTGATAACCAAGCAGGCATTAAGTATAATTCAGCAGATCTAAACCGATTTTTGGCTGGTTCGGCTAGCATACTTACGCTACGCTATTATTCCAAAGACATTGATACAATCAGAACAGGTTGTAAATTGTCGTTTGAATACAAAGACGAAAGTTATTGGTTAAATATCCTTGAGGTCAAGAAAACAGGATTTAATGTTGAGTTGACAGCCTTCTCCACGAACCTAGAAGATAATAATGAAGTAATTGGCCCATATAAAGCCCAGTCTGGAGAAAAGATTGTGAGCTATATCAACCGATTTGATCCAGAACATGCTTTTACCATCGGTATCAATGAGGTTGCGGATAAGTCTATCAAACTAGAGTGGACAGGCAAAGATACTGTTTTGGCTAGGTTGTATTCTGTTGCTAATTTTTTTGATGCCGAATTAGAATTTGTCACGCAGCTGAATAGCGACTACTCATTAAAACGACATGTTCTGAACATTTACAAAAAAGGCAATCTTGGCAGAGTAATCAATTCTCCTGTCCGAGTCGGTAAAGATTTAAAAACAATCGACTACGAGGATAGTATCAAAGAATTGCGTACAGCAGTTTACTGTAAGGGTAAAGATGGAATAACTATAGCTGGTCTGAATAAAAAAGTTTATGATGACAAGGGTAAGCTCCTATACTTTACAGACGGTCCTTACTTACGAGCTCCGCAAGCAAAGGATAGGTATCCTTCTGTCGGCAAAAATAGCCCTGATGGTTATATCCTTTTGACCCTAGATGACACCGAACACGAAACTAAGGAAGCTTTGTATGGTTACATGCTTGGAAGAATCAAAGATGTCAGCAATCCCAAATTGACATTTACAGCAGAAGGCGGCTTTGATACTAAAATCGGAGACACTAGAATATTGATTGATGACGTTCACTTTGAACCAGAGTTATATGTTCAAGCTCGGGTCATTGAGACAGAAGAATCCATGTTAACAGGCAAGGTCAATCGGACAGTTTTTTCAAACTATGAGCGCAAATACAGCCAGTTATCAAATGACCTGCTCAAGCGGGTTGAGGAATTGGCTAAGGAAGCAATGCCTTACACGCTCGAATTGGGCACTAGCGCTGGCACAGCGTTCAAGAACGGAGCTGGCAATAGTCTGATAACCCCAACGCTTAAAAAAGGCACAGAGACGGTTTCTGGGGCCTCTTTTAAATGGACAATAAACGGTACTAGTCAAACATCCAACACTTACACGATGTCTGCAAGCCAAGTCAATGGCACGCAACTGGCAATAGTTGAAGCTGTTTTGAATGACCAAGTTGTTGCTACATCTGAAATTACGTTTACCAATGTTTCAGACGGTCAGGATGGTCAACCGGGTCCGCCTGGAGCGCTAGACGAGGAACAACTGAATGACCTACAAGGCAAGATAGACAGCAAAGCAGATAGTCAATTGACCCAAGAACAGATTAACCATTTAATCGATAATAACTCTCAGTTAGAACGACAAATCCAATCTGCTTTAACGATGGCAGCTTTGGAGAAATGGGCAGAAGCTTATAACGAAACTGTAACTGCAGCTACAAAAGAAGCTAAGAAAAAAGCAGAAGAAGCGCTCTTAAAATCTTCGGAGCGTTTGATAGAAATTACAAAACTAGGTGAAAAAGCTCAGAGATGGGAAACTTCAATAGGATATATCCAAGCAGATGGAAATAGTTTCACCATTGCTCAAGATGGTTCGGATACTAAGTTTATCGTAACTAATGATGTGATTAGTTTCGTTTCTGGAGGTAAGGCTGTTATGACTTTAACCAAGGGAGAGTTGTCTGTAAATAACGGTGTATTTGCTTTGTCAGTTCGAGTAGGACGATTTGTGGTAGCACCGCTTGAAAGCAATCCAGATATCAATGTCATCAGATATGTAGGGGAGGTGAGCTAGAATGACACGCACAGTTAATTTTAGTGGAGCATACGGACACAATGTTCAGATGGATCTTAACTATGGGACTGTCTCGCAAAACCCATCAAGTAATAGCTCACGCATCCGTGTCTGGGTTACATTACGTTCGAACGGTTATGGAGCTATTTGGGGAAGCTACCCTCTATCAGTAAATGTAAATGGAATATCTAGCACAGAAAATGTCCCAGTTAATATCAACACTAACTCATCTGTGACGATATGGGTAAAGGAGTACGATATTTCTCATAGCGGGGATGGCACTAAGACAGTTTCTATATCTGCTTCGCTAGCTGTTAATGTATCTGGATATGGTGTAGCTAGTGCTTCTGCTAACTATACCTTGGCAACCATTGCAAGAGCTAGCACAGTTTCAATCGGGCAAGTTGTTATTGGTCAGTCAGTTACCGTTTCGATTAGCCGAAAAAGCTCTAGTGCTAAGCATGTCATAAGGTATGGATTTGGTGCTGCAAACGATACTATTGCAACCAATGTTGATACTACTTATATATGGCATGTGCCTCCTGAACTAGCTAAGCAAATACCAAATGATACTGCAAGCAAGGGTACAATTTGGGTAGATACGTACTTTGGTAATACAAAAGTTGGAACCAGTGCTGCTGTGTTTGATATTTCAATCCCAGACAGTTACAAACCTACTCTGAGCAGCATCAGCTTGACAGATACCAATGTCAAGGCTCAGTCCCTATTTCCTGACCCTCATACTTATATCCAAGATGTTTCTAATGTCAAGATTACCTTTAATGGTGCTAGTGGCGCACCTGGCTCCACTATTGCACAATACGAAGCAGTCATAGTTGGTAAATCAAATAGTACAGGCTCAAATGGAGGTACTTTAGGAAATATGCCCTATAGTGGCTCTGCTGTAGTCCGTGCTAGGGTACAGGACAGTCGTGGTCGATGGTCTGATCCAAAAAATGTAACTATCAATATCTTGCCTTATCACACTCCAAAACTGTCATTTACTGTGGTTCGTGAGGGAAAAGACGGTTCTAAGCTGTCAATTAAACGCGAGGCTGTCATAACCTCTCTCATGGCAGGAAATACTCAGAAGAATACTCTAAGCCTTGCCTTTAAGGTTGCAAGAGGAGCCTCTACGGTATTTACAGTAGATAATGGACCAGCAGCTGGAACTTGGAATCAACCAACTATAGTGACAGAAGCCTTGCTGGCAGGTACTTACCCAACTGATAGCGCTTGGGTAGTCGAGGGCGTTCTATCAGATAAATTTAATAGCGCAGAATTTAGGGCTGTTGTGCCAACCGCATCTGGCGTAGGTGCTTATGACAAAAACGGGCGCTGGGGATTTGGTCAGATACCAGACCGAGGCAAGCCTGGCTCAATTAATGTTGCTGGCGATATTTATGCTAATGGGAAGCTAATCCAGCAACATCAACTGACAAATAACAATGGTCGCTCTCCTTACAATGCGAGCGGAACTGTTGACCTAAACACAAAGACGATTAATAGTTTTTTCTCTTGTAACGAGCCTAAAAACGGCCCGGCGGTTGGAACAGGCTTAAATCAGTTTTATATTGCGGTCTATTCGGAAAGTGATAATTATTTATCACAGAATGCCATACAGAAAAACTCAGGTCGGATGTTTACTAGAACGAGACATAACGGAAACTGGACTGCATGGACAGTGCAAGGTCTGGATAGTTTCTATCCTGTTGGATCAATCTACCAAAGCACATCATCAATCAATCCAGCTACATTCATGGGTGGAACCTGGGAACGCTTCGGAAACGGCCGTGTTCTAGTCGGAGTAGACGAAAACGATGCTGATTTCAACACATCTGGAAAAACAGGCGGTGGTAAATTGCTTGCAGGTCTTAGACGGGTAGCAGCAGCTTTTGGTTTAGCGACAACTAGTAGTTACGGTGGTCGTGTAGTTGTTGCTGATCAAAATAAAACATCGGCAGAAGTAGAAGTTACTTCGTCAAACTTGCAACCGTATATTACCATTTATCGCTGGCGAAGAATTGGCTAGAAAGGAGCCTACATGATTAACAATTTGAAGTTGGAATTTGGGGAAAAATCCCTGGACTATCTAAACGGTCAGCCTTACAGGACGAGGGTTGTCTTAAAAAACGATGATGGAGCTTACTACCCTATCTTTTTTGAGCCAGATGCAATCGAAAAGACAGATGCTGAACTCTATCAAATGGCTCTTGATGTTGTCTATCAAAAAAATTCGTATCAACGAGCAGAAAGTGAAAAATTCGATGAATACGATGGCATCATCAAAGAAATTAAGAAAGTATCTGATAAAGTCGATGAAACAATAAAAATTGTTTCTACTACAACTCTTGAAATTGGGAATATGGTCTATGATCAACAAGATATTTTAAATCAATTGCTGGAAAGGATGAATTTAAAAGTGAATGAAGATGGTATATTGGTTGATAAAATTGTGGAGGTGGAAGGAGGTGAATGATATGGCATTAGTAATGTTATGGGTAAACGCAATTCTAGACGGTCGCAAGAAACTGTCAGATGTGCATCGTCGATTGCGTCCAGCAGTAAAAGAAGAATTGATCGCACAAGGTTTCGAAGAATTTACAAAAGAAGAAGGGAAGTAGATTGGTGCATGAGGGCTTACATAATGTGTTAAAAGAGCTTATGCCACTAATCAATGTAATTGCTCCTAGCTATCTAGCGTACCTTGCTACAAAATCCAGCAATCTTAACAAGCAACAATTTAGCGAGTTAAAAAATGATTTGGACAAAGTCAGTAAGACTGTATCCAACAACAGTAGTACATTAGATAGAGTACAGCTGGATATTGCAGATGTTCGGCATGGTGAAATGAGGACACAAAGACACATGCTTTATCATGCATTAGATGTATCCATAGAACGTGGTTATACAACAGTCGAGGAGCGCAGAGAAATGGCTATGCTCTATGAGAGTTATACAAAATTAGGTGGGAATGGAGAGATTAAGGCTCTATACAAAGTATTTGAAAAACTAGAAACGAGGACAAATCAATGAAACTCAATTGGAAAGTGCGTTTTAACGCTAAAAACAAGGCATTTCTGGCACGTTTTGCTGTAGCAGTGTTATTGCCTATCTTGGGCTATTACGGCCTTAAAACAAGCGATTTGACAACGTGGCAGGCTGTTTTAGATGTCATTGTCAAAGCTCTATCAAATCCTTACGTTTTAGGGATGATGGTTGTCAA